GGTGAAAAGCATGATCCGTTTGATATACTAACTGGAAAAGCTTTTGCACTTGTAATTACTAAGGTTTCTGGTTATAATAACTATGATCAGTCAAAATTCCTTAGTGGAGAAAAAGAGAGAATTCCATTGTGTATTCCTAATACCGAAGGCAAACTAATTCCTATTACCGCTAAAAGTGATAAGAAGATGGTGTTCGATTGGGTTAAAGAAAACTCTCCTGATCTCAGTAAATATGCATTCCAGGAATGGGATGAGGACACCTATGAGTATGTAAACCATGTGATCGCAGCTGTGACTGGTCAAGCAACTAAGTCACAAAACTTTGCAGATGTAAAAGGTAACAAAGAAAAGAGTAAAGCAGGCGCTCCTGCCGAATCAGTTACCGGAATAACATCACAAGAATTAAATCTTGATGATCTTGAAACAGGAGAATCAACACAATTTCCAGATTTAACACTTCCGGATCTTGACTCCGACCAAGGAATTCAAGGAAGTCTTGATGATGTTCTAAATAATCTGTAAAAATGAATCCCTTAATATTACAAGAGGATATCGCTCTTCACGAAGAGCGATATCCTATATGGGGGTTTAAACATGGCGATGTAGTTAAAACAGAATCAGGTGTTGGTATATTTGGAAATTATTATAAATCAGCTGAAAGAGATGATCTTTGTGTTGTTTATATAGTTTCAAACGATTCAACTGATGTTTTTTATAAAAAATTCATAGAAATATGGGAACAAAATAATCCATTTTCTAATACTGCAAAAACTGTTGTTTGTTTATCTTCTGTATCTAAAATTTATTTAGAAGATTGATACATTATGTTTACATAACAACTAATGTTGTCAATGGTAAACAATATATTGGCGACCACTCTTCAAATAATTTAAATGATAATTATTTGGGAAGTGGTGTCGCCTTTAGAAAAGCTATTAAAAAATACGGAAAAGAAAATTTTACAAAACAAATTTTAGAACTATTTAATACTAAGGAAGAAGCGGAAGGAGCCCAATTGTTTTATATAGAAAGATTTAATACGTTAATTCCAAACGGATATAATATTTCACCATCAGGTGGAATACATTGGGGAGGTGTTCATTCCGAGGAATCTAAACGTAAAATGAGTTTATCTAAAAAGGGAAAGCCATCTTGGAATAAAGGAAAAACAAACGTATATTCAGAAGAAACAAGATTAAAATGGTCTGAAAAAAGAAAAGGAAAAAAACTTAGTGATGAATCAAAAATAAAATTATCAAAAAGCACAAAAGGTAAAATACTAAATCCTAACACGAGACACAAAATTAGTATTTCAAAAATGGGAGCTAAAAATCCTATGTTCGGAAAACCCGCTTGGGACGCCATTAATAAAATAGAAAAAACTTGTGAATTTTGTGGAATTAAAACAAACATAGGAAATTATGGTCGATGGCATGGAGAAAAATGTAAACATAAATCTTAATACAAATTTTGATATAGATTTCGATAAAACTATATCAAAGGAGGAATATGTAGAACGACTTATTTACTTGTTAAATGGAATTTTGAAACAGCGTTTTCCTGATATAATTCCTAAACAACAAATTAAAATTCATCGTGATCGCATATCGTTTGCGTGCCCAATTTGCGGAGACTCAATGCAAAGCTCTTTTAAGAAGCGTGGAAATATTATCTTAGAAGGAAAACATAAAGGGTTTTATAAATGTTTTAATTGTGGCGAATTTAAAAGAGTAGATCACTTTTTTAAAAGTTACAAGATTGATTTGGAATTAGATGTAGTCAATTATATTTCAAATAATTTAGGAGATTTTACCACCACATCCGGAGGGAAATATGACATCTCCCTCCTATTAGATGTGAAGACCATAGAGGGATGTGCCATTGACAGACAGGAGCTCAAAATGAAGTTCGGGCTTACCGAGGTTAAAGAGTCTCCTGTCTGGTCATGGTTAACAAAAAGATTCCAATATGATGAACAAAGATTTCTATACAATGGTGCCAAAAATTATCTATTAATTCTTAATTTGACACCGTCAGGAAAAATAATAGGTGCCCAAAAAAGACTGTTTTATGGATTAAATAAGTACATCACATTTAATCTATTCAAACTTTATGAATTACTTGGGAAACCAAAAATTGAAGGCAAAATAGCTGATGAGATAAATATGATTTCTCAGTTATTCGGAATTCTACAATTAAATTTTAATCAACCAATTACAATTTTTGAAGGCCCCTTCGATTCATTTTTGTTTAAAAATTCAGTAGCAAGCACAGGTGCTAATAAAGCATTTCCATTAGCATTGCCTGTACGATATTGGTTTGATGATGACAAAACCGGGACTGAAAAATCGCTTAAAATAATAGAAGAAGGATATTCTGTTTTTCTTTGGGATAAATTTAAGAAAGAAATGGGATTACCTTATAGAAAAAAATGGGATTTAAACGATGCATTAATTTATTTAAAAAAGAATAATATTATGATGCCAAATTTTGAAAATTTCTTTTCAAAAGATCCATTAGATATTATAGATATATAGTCAAATAAATACATCATTGAAATTAGGAATTATATATTGTGCTAAATTTCCAAATGGAAAAAAATATTATGGAAAAACAAAAAATTCATTAGAGTCAAGAATTAAAAAACATTATAGAGATTCTAATGATAATTTATTGTTTCATAAAGCATTAATTAAATATAATGATTCAATTTTATGGAGTGTAATCGAACAAACTACTTATGAAAATTTAAATGAAAGAGAGATTTATTGGATAGAGCAAGATAAAACTTATTTAAGAAAAAATGGATATAATTTAACCAAAGGAGGTGATGGTGGAGATACTTTTTCCAATAAAAAACATTCTGAGAAAACAAAACAAAAAATGTCAAATTCTAGGAAATTATGGTTAGAGAGTCATACACACCCCTTAAGTGGCAAAAAAAGACCAGAACATTCAGAAAAAATGAAAGGAAAAAATAATCCTATGTTTGGTCAAAAACATTCTAATGAAACTAGGCAAAAAATATCTAAATCCAAAACAGGAATTAAGAATCCAAAGATAAGTTTATCAAAAACCGGAGTTAAGTTAAGTGAAGAACATAAAATGAATATAAGTAAAGCTCTTAAAGGGACGAGAACCGGAAAAGATAATCCAAGGTATGGAAAAATTCCATGGAATAAAAAATAAAATCATGGGAGATGAGTTTAATACTGAATATGAAATACTAATCTGTAAAAAATGTAACGGAACAGGTGTTTTTAAATGGTCTGAATTGACCGATTATCATAAAGGCGAATATGATTTTTATTCTGAAACATGCAAAGAATGTAATGGGACAGGAAGAATAGTTAAAATACATAAATGGGTTGTAAGTTATGAACCCTTTGATCCAAAAAATTGGACAGATAAAAATATAAGATTTAAACTAAATGAGGAAAATAAAAAAGAAAGGTAAAGGACTTAAAACTCATTTAGAATTTAAATTTGAAATTGATGAAGAAATTCCAAATTTAGATTATGAAGTTCCATTAAAACCTAAGGGCCAAAAAGGAAAAATAAATATAGTGAATATTAAAAGACATGTCAGAGACTCTTCAACAAATTCTAAGCTCTTTTGAGGTGCAAACGGACCCAAAAGAACCTGATAAACCAAAGGAAACATTAGAAACGCGTTTTGCAAAAGAACGCATCGAATGGACCGGAAAAATAAAAGATATGTCTGATCGAATGAAGGACATATTTAAGGTTAGCGAGCTAATGGTTGATATTTATACAGAGAGACAAAGAGCTGTAGAGTATTATCATTATTTGATTTCCATATTTAAAAAGGTAAGTAGAGCGTATACAAAGGAATGGTCTGAAAAGTATCAACATTACTCATTTAAATCTCAAGTTAGATTTCCAAATGAAAGAACAAAGGAACTGCAAATTCTTTCTGAGATGTCAGATATAGTAGAGAAGAGAGAGGAAATCGAGAACCACGCAAAATTTATAAATAATACTATAGGAACTATAGACAATTTAATTTATGGTATAAAATATAAAGTTGAAATAGAACAAATAAGTAGAGGAAAATAATTATGGAAGAACATATTATAAATGAGCAAGAAATCATAGATGGAAATCTAAAGAAAAGAATCGAAGATTGTTATGCTATGATTAAAGTTTACGAAAGAGAGATCGAATTGATTCGAGAAGAATGCAAACACGTTGAAACCGAATATGTCAATTACATGTGGGCTCCTGGCCATATTTCTCCACATACATTAGTATGTTCTACTTGTGGAAAAGTAATGCCTCGTGAGGATGAAAATCTTGGATGGCAATCAGTTTCTTCAGGATTAGGTGGAGATCAATATGATGATTATTCGGGGCAAACAACTAAAGATGAATTGTCTTGATGAAAAATAATCTTAAAAAATGAAATATTATGGTAAATTACGTGAAGGTCAAATAGTAATACATGATGAAAAAATAAAATACATAAAAGATATAACAAAAAATAAAAACGAAGTAATTATCAAATTTGATGATGAAACACAAACATGCAATCAAAGCGAAATACAAGTTTTAGGCAGTAAAGAATGAAATTAAGAGTAACAGCAGATAAAAAATTCCTTCAGGTAGTTGATTCAACACAATTAGAACTTGAGCAGCTGAATTACTCTTTTACAAAAAAAATAGATAATTGGTTCATTATCAAGAAAAAAATACCTCATTGGGATGGAGAAGTCAAATTCATTGACAAGTATAATAGAATTCCTATGGGTTTGTGGCAAGAAATAAAAAAATTTGCTGACAAATATAGTTTTCCTTTAGAAATTGAAGAAGCAAACGAACTTTTTACCAATAGAGATTACAATGGTCAAGATTTTGATGATTGGGTAGAAGACTATTTCAAAGATGCCGAAGATTTCTATCCTAGAGATTATCAAACAGAAGCTTCTAAAAGAGTTCTAAAATACAGCTATTGCACTGAAGAAATATCAACTTCTGGGGGTAAAACACTTATTGCCTTTATGATATTTAAATATTTGTTAGATAAAGGCATAATTAAACGAATGATTTATGTTGTTCCAAACATAAACCTTGTAACTCAAACAGAAGAAAAATTCTATGAATATGAAGATCGTTGTAACAAAAAACCAAATTGGAAAAGCAAGTGTGTGTTTGCAGCAGCAAAGAAAACTGAAGAAGATGTAAATATTGTATTCGGAACATTTCAGTCTTTAGCAAAAAAAGATCTTTCATATTTTCAGAATTTTGATGCTGTATGTATCGATGAAACCCATCATGCTAGGGCCAACTCTATTAAAAGCATTATAGTTAAATGTCATAATGCAAAATATAAATTTGGGTTAACGGGAACATTACCCAAGGAAGGATCTTGTGATTCCTTCATGATACAGTCTTACTTAGGCCCTAAAGTATACGAACTTTTATCTGCAGATTTAATTGCTGCAGGAAATGCTACTCCTGTTCATGTAATAGGAATTGAACTCGATTATTTGAATCCTGAGTTAAAAAAGAAACTATATGATCTGAGAAATGTAAGTGCTAATGAAAAAGATGGGGCAAAGCTTTTATCATTAGAGAAAGATACAGCGAGAGATGATCGCAAAAGATTTAAGTATGTTTGCGAAACCATAAATAAAAGTACAAAAAACTCATTAGTTTTATTTTCTGATATTAAAAACTCTTATGGTCGAAATATCTATGATTGGCTTCGAGAAAATACAGATAAAAATATTTACTATATTGATGGTGGAACTAAAGCAGACAATAGAGATTATTATAAAAAGAGGATGGAAGATGAAGAACATGTCATATTAGTTGCTTCAATAGGAACATTCTCAGAAGGTATTGACATTCTTAATGTTCATAATATCTACATAGTTGAGTCAAACAAATCAGAGTATATTGTACGACAAATTCTTGGTCGTGGTATGCGTTTAATGGAGGGCAAAGAAAAAATTCAAGTTATTGATTT